GATTTCTTTTGATGAGTATGATACACTTCATCAATTGTACAAACTAAACTATCAGAAGTTTATCGACTATAACATCAAAGACTCTGATCTGATCGTACAGTTGAATGATAAGTTGAGATTGTTGGAACTTGCATTGACTCTTGCATATGATACCAAGTGTAACTTCACCGATGTGTTTGCACAAACTCGTATGTGGGATTCTCTAATCTACAATCACTTGTTAGAAAAGAAAATCATTGTACCACCTAGAGAAGTATCATCAAAGAGTGAAGCATTTGAAGGTGCATATGTAAAAGAGGTACAAGTTGGAAGTCATGATTGGGTTGCATCGTTTGACTTGAACAGTCTTTATCCACACTTGATTATGCAATACAATCTATCACCAGAAACATTGATCGAACCAAAAGATTACAACGATGAGATGCGTAAGGTGTTACGTGATGGTGTCAATGTTGACAAACTTCTGGCGATGAGAGTTGATACGTCAAAAATTAAAGATGTTATTCTGACTGCGAATGGTCAATACTTCCGTAAAGATGTTCGTGGATTTCTTCCTCAGATGATGGAAGATATGTATAATGATCGTAAGAAGTTTAAGAAGTTGATGTTGAAGGCTGAACAAGATTATGAAAACGAAAAAGATGAAGTAAAGAAGAAAGAAATTGATAAGATTGTTTCTCGTTATAACAACCTACAACTTGCAAAGAAATTATCACTGAACTCCGCTTACGGTGCTCTTGGTTCGCAATATTTCAGATTCTATGATTTGAGGTTGGCATTGGCAGTCACGTTGTCTGGTCAGTTATCGATTCAATGGATCGAATCTAAATTGAACAAATATATTAATGAATTATTAAAGACAGATCATGACTACGTTATTGCTTCGGATACAGATTCTATTTATCTTAATCTTGGTCCACTTGTTAATAAAGTGTATGCTGCGGAAGGCAAAGTCTCGGCACCTGGAACAAAAATCATCGATTTCATGGATAGAGTCTGTGAGGATAGAATACAACCGTATATTAATGAGAGTTATCAGGAACTTGCTGATTATGTCAACGCATACGAACAGAAAATGCAAATGAAACGTGAAGCATTGGCAAGTCGTGGTGTGTGGACTGCCAAGAAACGTTATGCACTGAATGTGTATAATAGTGAAGGTGTTCAGTATGCAGAACCACAATTAAAGTACAAAGGTTTGGAGATGGTAAAATCTTCAACACCACAAGTCATCCGTGAAAAGATGAAAGAATTACTGAAGATTGTGATGAATGGTACACAAGAACAAGCACAAGACTTTATTGAGAAGTTCAAACAAGAATTCAAAAAGTTACCACCAGAAGATGTTGCATTTCCTCGAGGTGTAAATGGCTTGAAAGAATACTTTGACAGAATGGATATCTACAAGAAAGGTACTCCTATTCATGTTCGTGGTGCTTTGCTATATAATTACTATCTCAAACAAAAAGACTTAACTAATACCTATCCTATCATACAAGAAGGTGAGAAGTTAAAGTACACCTATCTATTGGAACCTAACACTATAAAAGATGATGTTATATCTTTTCCGACTAGACTTCCAAAAGAGTTTGACTTACACAAATATGTGGACTATAATACTCAATTTGAGAAGGGTTTCATCGAACCAATGAAGGTTATCCTGAATTGTATGGGATGGGACACTGAAAAGAGAAATAGTTTGGAGAGTTTCTTCTAATGTTACAAGCAATACTTCCATTTATAACTGCGATTGGATTGTCTGCCGTTGCCGCTTACTACTCTGTGATCGGCTTGGCAGAAATCTTTCCTGGTTCTTTTTATCCAATCATTATTATGGGTACTGTATTAGAAATTGCAAAACTAGTTACAGTATCTTGGTTGTATAATAATTGGAATAATACGATATACATGATGCGGTATTATTTTTTAGTCGCTATTGTATTGTTGATGGGTATTACATCAATGGGTATTTTTGGTTATCTCTCAAAAGCACACATTGAACATTCTAGTACAATAGCACCTTCAGCAGCAAAGGTACAAATATATGAAGAAAAGATTAAAGCGTTACAGACACAGATTGACAGGAACAACAAGAATCTTAATCAGTATGATGAAGCTGTCGATCAAGTTATGGGCAGGTCGAAAGATGAAAAAGGTGCAGAGAAAGCATCACAAATTCGTAAAACCCAACAGAAAGACCGTGAGAGAATCGCTAATGAGAATGCGAGGTTACAAAAAGAGATACAGTTACTCACGGAAGAGAAGCTTCCTTTATCCTTGGAAGTTAAAAAGGCTGAATCAGATTTGGGGCCTATAAAATATGTTGCTGATGTTGTATATGGTACACAAGACAAAGATTTAATTGATAAAGCGGTACGTCTGATTATCTTTGTTATTATTGTGGTGTTTGATCCATTGGCAGTATTGTTGTTGATCGCCGCAAATCAAACATATCGAAAACAAAAGAAAACTAAAAAACCTACGAAAGTAATTGACGTACCTGCACCTGCTAGTGTAGAATCATTCATAGATAAAAAGACACAGATGGTGCCTAAAGACAAAATATTGAACATGACTGGAGAATTGAAATGAGTTTAATTAATAAGTTGAAGAAGAATTCCACTATAGAACACACATCTGTTCTATCCAAATCATCTCTACTAAAAGAGAAAGATGTTATTCCAACTTCAGTACCAATGGTAAATGTTGCATTGTCTGGTAAACTAGATGGTGGACTAACACCAGGTATTACAGTTCTTGCAGGTCCTTCTAAGCATTTCAAAACTGCATTCGCTTTGTTGATGGCAGCATCATATCAACAAAAATATCCAGAAGCAGTTATTCTATTCTATGATTCAGAGTTTGGTTCGCCACAAGCATACTTTGAAACATTTGGTATTGATATGGATCGTGTATTGCACACACCAATTACTGATGTTGAAGAATTGAAACATGATATTATGGCACAGTTCTCACAGTTAGAGAAAGGTGAACGTGTTATGATTGTTATTGATTCTATTGGTAATCTTGCATCAAAGAAAGAAGTTGAAGATGCTGTTGAAGGTAAATCAGTTGCAGATATGAGTCGTGCAAAACAATTAAAGTCATTGTTCCGTATGACAACACCTCATCTCACACTCAAAGACATTCCAATGGTTGTAGTGAATCACACATACAAAGAAATTGGTATGTTCCCGAAAGATATTGTATCTGGTGGCACTGGTATTGTTTATTCAGCAGATACAATCTGGATTATCGGTCGTCAACAAGAAAAGACCGGTACAGAAATTTCTGGATACAACTTCATCATTAATATTGAGAAGTCACGTTTTGTAAAAGAAAAATCAAAGATTCCTATCACTGTATCATTTGAGGGTGGTATTCAGAAGTATTCTGGTCTGATGGATATTGCACTTGAAGGTAGTTTTGTAGTCAAACCAAGTAACGGATGGTATGCAAAAGTCGATCAAGAAACTGGTGAGATACTAGAGAAACAAAGATTCTCTGATACACAAACAAGATTGTTCTGGGAAGATATATTGAATAGTGAAAAGTTCCAAGAATACGTAAGGAAGAAATATGAAATCTCTCATGGAAACATTATGGAACATCTTGACACAATGGAAGAAACCGAAGATGCTTAAAGAAGGTACTGATTACACCTTTGTAAATTCTGATAACGGCAATGTGACTGGTGTTTACATGCTTCAAGGAAAGTACAAAGGTGTACTTTATCATTATCACAAGGCAAGAATAGTCGAGGAAGGTGCTCTTGCTCGACTACAGTTCGGTTTTACTATCATCGATCCCGGCACTCACGATCCTGATGAGTTGACAAACGATCAAGAATTCTCTACAATAATGGGAGACATTCTTCAAACAATCCTACTAGCAAAAATAGAAAATGAAAAAACTGGAAACAACGATTCTCAGGAATTTATTCTACAATGAGGACTTTACTCGCAAGGTACTACCATTCATAAAAGAAGATTATTTTACCGACAAAACTGAAAAGATAATCTTCAAACAGATTGAAGGTTTTGTCAACAAATATAATAATCTTCCAACATACGAATCGGTAGTAATTGATCTTACCGATTCTAAAAATATAACTGAACCTGATTTAAAATCCTCTGTAGAACTTCTTGATGTAATCAAACAAGATAAAAGTGAAACTGTAGAACTCAAATGGTTGATTGAACAAACCGAGAAGTTCTGTCAAGATCGTGCTATCTACAATGCAATCATGGAATCTGTTCAGATTCTAGACAACAACAAACGTTCTAAAGGTGAGATTCCACAACTTCTGAGTGATGCACTTGGTGTCACATTTGATTCAAACATCGGTCACGATTATATCAATGACTTTGAAAACCGATATGACTTCTATCATCGCAAAGAAGAAAAGATCAAGTTTGATTTGGATATGTTCAACAAAATCACAAAAGGTGGTTTGCCCAATAAGACTTTGAATATCGCACTTGCAGGTACAGGTGTTGGTAAATCTTTGTTTATGTGTCACGTTGCTGCAGGTGCTTTGTCTCAAGGTAAGAATGTTCTGTATATCACACTTGAAATGGCAGAAGAAAAGATTGCAGAACGTATTGATGCAAATCTATTGAACATTGATATATCTGATCTACATGCAATCAGTAGAGATGACTATGAAAGAAAGATTAGCGTACTACGTGCAAAGACAAATGGTAAACTAATCATCAAAGAGTTTCCGACTGCTGCAGCAAACGCACTACACTTCCGTGCATTGTTGAACGATCTTAAACTGAAAAAGAACTTTCGTCCAGATATTATCATGATTGATTATTTGAATATCTGTTCATCTGCTCGTGTTAAACCTGGTGCAAATGTAAACACATACAGTTATATCAAGTCTATCGCAGAAGAACTACGTGGTCTTGCTGTTGAACATAATCTACCAATCATATCTGCAACACAAACAACAAGATCAGGTTATACAAGCAGTGATCCTGGTCTAGAAGATACTTCAGAATCTTTTGGTCTGCCTGCAACTGCTGACTTTATGTTTGCACTGATTAGTACAGAAGAACTTGAACAACTTGGTCAGATCATGGTAAAACAGTTGAAGAATCGATATAATGATCCGAATGTTTATAAACGATTTGTTCTTGGTATTGACAGACCAAAGATGAGATTGTATGATGCAGAACCTGGTGCTCAACAAGATATCACAGATTCAAACATTCCTGATATACCGAACAGACCAAATAAATTTGATAAAAACTTTGAAGGGATTAAAGTATGAACGTAGTTAATATGGATGATATTACAAAAAGACAGAAACAAAGCGAAAAGAAAAACTTACTCGACACTTTGGAAGAAGTTAAACAAAAAATAGAAAATGATGAAATTGTATCATATGTCATTTGTTCTATTCGTAACGATGATGATATAGAAATATCGGCATGTGTCAAAGATCGTCTAGACGCAATTGGTTTAATTGAAGCAGGTAAAATGATATTGTTTACAAATGGAACAAAAGAAACTATCTAAAGATCAAGCACTAGTATGTGCTAAAATCTTCTCTGATTATTTTGATCGATATGAAAATGTCGAACAGTACATGAGAGATCAAAAATTAAACTCAATGAATGAGAAATCAGTCACACTTCCTGGAATGGGTCCAGAAGATGATTTGTTTTCTGATTTCTCCATTCATCCGAATGATATGGAGTTTAAATTAGTCGAATCATCTGCCGATAATTGGGACAAATACATCTCAATAATTTCTTCCCATTCTAATATGACCAGTATTCCTGGTAAGAATATTCGATTAGCGATCAAAGAAACCAAGACAGATAAGTGGGTTGGATTCATTCGCCTTGCGTCACCGATGATGAATATGAAACCAAGAAATGAAATGTTGGGTGGTGCTTTCATAGCAAATCCTGAAACTGCAAAATCATTTAACAATTCTGCAATCATGGGTTTCGTCATTGTTCCAGCACAACCATTTGGTTATAACTATCTTGGTGGTAAATTACTTGCAGCAATCTGTACTTCGCATGAAGTCAGAAAGATTGTTAATGACAAGTACAATATGAATCTTTGTTTGTTTGAAACAACAAGTTTATATGGTAGTTCAAAAACAGTCTCACAGTATGATGGCATGAAACCATACATTCGTTATAAAGGCTTGACTGAATCAGACTTTATTCCTATGATGTATGGTAAACCATATGAAGATTTAGTTTCATATGTTGAAAGTCTTATTGGTATATTTGTTCCTCCAGACGCATCTTCCAGAAAATTAACTCTACAGACTAGAATAATTGCGATGGTAAAGATTGCTTTAAAAGGAGAACCAGAGTATAATTCATTCATCAAGACGATAGAAAATGCAAAGAATTTGATGGAAAAGAAACGATATTATATTTCTGACTACGGATTCAGTAATGTTGAAGATGTTGTCATGGGTCGTGCAACTGAGTTAATTCCAAACAAAGAAAACTACGACAAATTTTATCTGGAAAATATCATTAAATGGTGGAGAAATAAGGCATCCAATCGTTACGAAACTCTGAAAAAAGAGGGTAAAATACGTAATGAATTGGAAGTTTGGACTGGTGACAAACCAATCGATATTATCAGATAATATAAATACATGATTAACACACTGGAGATACCATGAAACTTTTCTCTCAATTTCTACAAGAATCTCATAAAAAAGAAACTGTCCACCATCTTCACCATCATACG